GCTGAATGTCTGGGGCTTGCCTCCCTGTTTGGGTGCAAGAGAATTATTAACAGCCATTTATATGGCTCCTTTCTGTGTCAAATTCTTTCGGGCTTTATCCCGATTTCGTCCATCGCCGCACGGAGGGCGCGGAGCTGTTTTGCCGTCGCTCTGACGCGGAACTCCACGACATGGACGCCATCGGCCTCTCTGTCGCCGTTCATTTCGCTTTCTGAGCGTTTCGGGCTTAGGGGTGGTGTCTCTGCATGGTCGGCGGTTAAATTCGATTGTGGCGCGTTCTGGCGCGTTTCAGGGGGTATGCACCGCGCCACGGCCTCCCGTTGCTTTTTTATGCGGTCGGTATCTGAGAGCGCCGCCGCAAGGTCAAAGGTCTTGAGGAATACATCGCGAGCGTGTTCCTTGAGGTCGTCGGCCATGTCGAGCTTGTCGATGGAGGAAAGCCCGCCGATTATGCGGTCAATCTTCGCGCCGAGCTCGTCGCCGACGGTTCCCATGGAACAAGTGACATTGAGCCATCGGTTTTCATGCAGACGGTCATAGGGAACAAGCTCGGCCAGGCTGCCAATCATGGGGGCGTAAAGCTCCGCCTCGATGCGTTCCCGCTTCTCCTGTTTCTTGAACGCCTCCACGGCCTTGACCTGTGCGTCGATGTGCTGAACCCGCTCCGCTATCATGCCGGTGAGTTCCTTCGCCTGTGTCTCGAACTCCGTGTAGGGTTGTAAATAAAGCTGCTTCATTTCCCGGCGCTTGGCGTCGATGGCATCAGAGAGCTTGCGGAGGTTCGCCCGGTCTCTCTTGGCCTCTGCCATCTGGTTCTCGTCATAAACGACGCCCTCATATCTTGCGAGGCCATCCTGCAGCCACTTTTTGACCTCCGGGAAATTCCACTCGACCGGGGGCAAGGGCTGTCCCTGCGCGGGACTATATACGGTTATTTCCATGGGCGGCCTCCCTTGTAGGCAAAAAGGGCATTTGCAAGAGCCTCAAAGGCGGACGCCTCAAGGCTGCCGGGCTCATAGCAATCGGCCATTTCGTGGCAAAAGTCTATTGCCCGGTTTGCAATTTCCTCGCGGGTCGCCGTTTCAAGGTCTATGCCGAGAACGGCGCTGATTTCTGATAATTCCACTTGTGAGCCTCCTCGTTTTCGCGTGGCAGCGAATTTTTTCAGTCAAAGAACCCGGCGAATACATCGCCCGCCGTGGCGGGGGCGGTAATATGCCGTATTCTGTCGGGGGTGAGCCGTGCGGGGAGCTCGCTCTGGGGGACATCTACGCGGGATATGCGAGCCTCGCCGTCACCGTTTGCCGTGGGTACTGTCACCACATCGCCGACCGCGACGGGAACATCTGCGATGTAGGTATAATTGACGCCGCCGAACTCGCCGGTTCTGCGGTCTCTGAACTGAACCTGTACCAAATTCTTAAAAAAGTCCTTTCTTAAATTTCCGGGAGAATGAGGGGCGGCTGTCGGTCTTTCTGCACATATTCCGTCCAGAACTTGACGCCCTCCGTGCAGATGTAAACCACATCCTCCGCCACATCGACCCGGTCGATGAAATAAGTCCGCCGCTCGCTGCGGATGTCGTCGCCGTAGTCATATTTGAGCTGTGCATGGAGCACCGCAAAGTCAAAACCTCCGGCAAGCATCTGCCAAAGCAATTGGCAATAGTAGTTGTCCGGGACGCAAGGCTGGCCGGCCCTCCACCATTTTTCTTTTTGCATAGAGCGAACGATATTTGTCGTTTTAATCTCCAGAACTCCCCGGCGGCCTGTTGCCCGCTCGGTGAGCCTGCCGTCGAGGGTGGCAAAAATAAAAGGATGGTCGGGGTGCCGAACCATGTCGAAGGCGCCGCCATAGCTCACATCGTATTTGTCGGCGTAGTCCAAGGCGAACAGCTCCCGGATTAAGGGCTCCGCGTCGTGGCCATATTTCACGGCCTCATTGTCGGAAATGTCCGGGGCGGTCGCCCTGCCGGTCTTGCGCTTCCAGAGCTCAACATTTGAACACCAAGGCGACCGGCCGATTATTGCCGCAGCCTCCGAGCCGCCTATGCCCTGCAATCTGGCGCGGTGCCATTCGGCTTCGGTGGTGATAATGGTCTCGGTCATGCCATCACAACCTCAAGCGGGGCTCCGATGTACTGAGCCAAGAGTGGGGGAGAAATGTAATAAGTCCACCGGGTACTCCCCGGCAACTGGAACGCCTCACCGATGGGCAGAAGCCCCCGCTTCATGCCCTCCCGAACGAACAGGGTCGATTTCCCCATAAGGCGGGCGGCGTCGTTCACGGTGATTTTTTTCGGTCTCTGAGGTTTCATGTCACGCCTCCTCACTTATTCCGAGGATTTCCCGGATTACATTTGCCTTTCCGGGTTTGCCGTTTCTCCCGGCCTCTCCGGGCAGTTTCCCGGTCAGCAGCTTATGCAAATACGAGCTGTCGAAAAAATCGCCGGTTCTCTCTTTGACCTGCTCGATGAGCCATTCCTGCGTCTTGCCTATTTCGATTAATCTAATACGCACCTGCTTGCCGAAATCGGTTTTTGCCAAAATTTTTCCCTCCATTCTGTAATTTCTCATTGACAATTACGGAATACAGTAATATTATGGAGTTGACCAAAACAACCACAAATTACAGTGTTCTGTAATTACGCCCCTATAATAATACTGAGTTCTGTAATAGTCAAGGGGTAAAATACAGATTTCTGTAATTTGTCAGTATGCCCAAAAATGAGGTGGCAAATATGGCAAATATGTACGAGCGCATCGAAACGCTCTGTAATGAAAGGGGAGTAAACATCACTCAGATGTGCCGCGAGGCGGGAATACCCCGCGCCACTCTGAGCGAGTTAAAAATGGGGCGGACGGCTGCGCTCTCCGCAAAAAACATGGACAAACTCGCGGTTTATTTCGGAGTTTCAGCGGACAGGCTCCTCGGTTCAGACGAAGAAACGAAAAAAACGCCCACCCCGGAGGGTGAGCGTGATTATCTCGCAATTATGAACGCTTTCGACAAGGCAGATGCATCTACCCGCGAAGCAATCCTTTTGCTATTAAAATTGAAATGATTTCTTTGTAAGTCTTTTCATCGCAATTCTTGATTGCGTTGAGGAATGCCTCATTCTGGAGGCGTCGCTCCTCGGCGGCGGAGCTACATAGTGTTATGTCTGAGGCTGTCGCCATGCGTCTCTTTCCTCCCTGTTGCTTTTTGGGGATGGGATAAGTGTTGCAGATTTATTCTATAACGCTTTTTTTGTTGGTGCAAGTAGGAAAAAAACAGGAAATATTGGAAGGTTTCAAGAATGCGGCACAGGGCGCCCACGCGCCAACGAGAACACCCTGCACCGCTTTTGGAGTGATGGGCCGTTTGTTTGACCCGATTAAAGCCTATCACCGGGAACGCCATTTTTCAAGGCTCATTGAAAAGCCTCGCGGTGTATTATCGCCCCTGCGTGGTATCAAAACCGCGAAAACAGACCGCCGAGCGGTATCATTAAGTGATAGGAGTTAGTGTCATGGAAGAACAGAGCGCCCTTGTTTTTGTCCCGGAAGAAAATATCTCGGTCAGCTTCAAGGTGACCGAGGAGAAACCTTTTAATAAGTGTTTTCAATGTCATTCATTCAGGAACGGCTGCAGCGGTCCCAACCTCTCCATTATGGGGGTGGAGCGGGCCTGTGAGTTCTTGCAGATGGCGCGAATTTTCCTGAAACTGTCATATCAGGATGTGGCCGACGGTTCCGGGATTTCTCTTGCTACGGTCAAGCGTATTCTCACCGGCAAAATCAGCGACCCAAGTTTTTATACCATGTCGGCAATAAGTATTTTCTTGCTCGGTGACCCTCACGGCAAATATCCCTGCGCCATTCCCAATCTGGTCTCAAACCATGAGAACGACACGAAGCTGAGCGACGCCCTCAGAGAGTTGGAGCGGGCTCTGGATGATAACAAGGACTACCGGGCGGCGCTCGACAATATCCATGTTTCATACAAGGCCGAAATGGAGGCTTTCCGCGCTGAGTATCAAAAGGACATCGACCACCTTCATAAACAGATTGAAAGAGCGTGGGCGGACATCGACCGGGCGCGGGCAGAGGCCGACGGTTGGAAGGCCGA